ATCTAAATCTCTTACTAAAGAGTGAGCTACGCCAGGTTTATATTCTTCACTGGCTCTGGTTATAACTTGTACTATCTTGGCCATAAACTTGCGATTCCTCCTTGAGCAAAAGGACTATCGGCCCAAGAATCACCAGCAACGTCAGCTGCGGGTTGATCAAATCTTCCTCCGGGTCCATGTGCTACATCTCCATGATGTTTTGGTGTATCAAATCTTCCTCCGGGTCCATGTGCTACATCTCCATGATGTGGTTTATCAATTCCACCACCTCCATCACCTCCTTTGTCAGTAGTTATAATCTTTTTCTTCTTTTTTTTGTCTGTCATCCCAGTCTCTAATTTTTTTTCTTCTTTTTCACCCTTTTCCAAAAATTTCTTTTTCCATCTTTTCTTCTTAGCTTCATCCCATTTATGACTTTTCGTCTTCCAGGTATGTCTATACTTAGCAAGTTGTTTTTGTAATTGTTCTGCGTAATCATTTGATCCCCAACCAGAAAATACATTCTGACCTGATAATACACTTTCAGGTCCATATTTACGTAGACCACTCCGTGGATCTATACCTATATAACCACCAGGTTGTCCCTGCATTTCTAAAAAGTTTAATTGATCTACAAAGTCTTTATTATAATTTCTAGACTTCTCATTAAATGGACTTTGTGCACCAACAATTCCTGACAGGAAGCTTGGAAGTTTTTGTCCAAATTGATATTGTCTTAATGCTCTATCACCCAGTGTGCCTCTTCTTTTTTTTGTACCTAACCCACTGAAGAAATCTTTAATAGAGCCAATACCTTTATCTATTAAAGATGGTTCTTCAAAATATTTACTTGGTGCTTCGTATCCTGGAAATCCAGGTAAATTTTTATCTTTAACACCAAAACTATATTTTTGATTTTGTGGTAAATTTAAAAAATAATCCATATCACTACCCATAGGATCTAATCTACCTTTACCTGTTAAAAATGCTGCGGGGTTAATATTAAAATCTGTTGTACCTGATGCCGGACCCTCTGCATAAGTCAAACCTAGAGGGACTTGTCCAGGTACATCTCCTCCACTACGTTGGGCCGCCAACCATGCTTCATAGCTAGGGTAACCTTTGTAAGATGCTGGTAGAGACCCTTCACCTGTACTTGATGTAGTAATTTGTTCTTCTTCGCCAGTAGGAAAGGTCCACGTGTTTTTGTAGGGGCTACTTCCTGAAACTGGTGGTAATTCAAAATAATTAGGATAAGGAAGTGTTGCCAGTCCCGCGTCTTGGAAAGGTACTCTTCCACCTTGAGCCATTAAATCATCTCTAGTTCTGTGAGTAGGAGTTCCTTTTGGTCCTTTACTTCCTGGAGCTCTAGTTATTGATCCATGACCTCCTCCACCTGTATGATCAATTTTACCAATAAGTGGATTGTTAGGTCCTAGTGTATTTATTGATCTTTTTTTAGCTTCCTGTTCTAGGATTTTTTTAGCTTCATGTTCTCGAATTCGTTGTTGCATTGCAGCTTGTTTTTTAGCTTGAGACATTATTCTATCTTTTCGTTTTTTAAATCTTATCATGTTAGGAGAAGCTGCTTGAGCACTACTTCCAAAATTTAAATTAGATAATCTTTCTCTTAAAGCTTCTAGTCCACCTTTGGCAGCACCTGCCATCATAACATGGGGTTTTTGATCTAAAAATTCTTTTCCAAACGATTTTAAATTTCCATAAAAATCTTTTGCTCCTTGAGGAGTAAAACTAAATTCTCCTTGATAACCTTTTTTAGAATATTCTTTTGCTGCATCAATAAAGTCATAAATAGGTCTTCCAACAACATTTCCTATAGCACTTGTCAAAGCATTTCCTGGAGCTGCTCGATTAACCATATCTTTTGCTGACTCAGCCGCATAATCAAATTGACTTTCTATTCCATATTTTGAAGGATTACGTTTCATATCCGTTACAGCAATGTTGTGGGCTGGGGTTAGTCCTAATGATTCTAAAAAACTACCATTAGCTAATCCTACTCTTGCGATACCGCCATTAGCATAATCTCTTTCCCATCTCTTAGCTATCTCTGGGAGATTGGCATGCATATATCGTCTTTGTTTCTCTGATTTAAATGGCATTATCTTCTTCCGTCTGGTTGTATGTCTACTCTAAAGGTACCTAATTTCCAGTCCTGAGCGGTGCTGGTATTAGCAATCTTTAAAGAAACGGCACGTGCTCTTGCACGAGTATCTACTTTAGTCGTACTCGAGCTAATTGTAAAGGGTCCTAGTGAAGAGCTCGCCTGGGAGCTATTAGGATAGTCTCTTAAATTTAATGTGATTTGAGTGTCTCCTGTTTGAGATATAAAGTCAGGAATGAATCTTCTAATTTTCATTAAGAATTCTCCATCTCCTTGGAAAGTTGCTCCACCTTCTTTAGTAACCGTTATATCATAATCTCCCGATTCTATACTTGCCGCAATAGCGCTAGCACTGCCTCCAACGATCTCATCGGTTCCTGTTTCATGTTTAAAGTAAGTAGTTCTACCGTCGGTATTTCCCACCACGTCATATGAAGCATCATTACCAGCATCAAAAGCAGTACCATGAGGATTTCCAAAAACAGATGAATCCGCCCAAGTGGTTCTATCTAAACTACTTGTAACCCAGATACCTCTTTCAGTAGTAGAATCTAAATAATTATAACTTACCATTCTATTAACAATAGTTGAACTTGCAGTAGGATAAAACCAATATATTTCTCCAAATAGATTATTTAATCCACAGTTAACTAATTGTTGACCCGTCGTGTTAATATCATCAAAGACAAAGTCTTCAACCAAACATTTCATTGATTCCAGTTTACCAGAATATTTAAAAAATCCATTTTCAGACATCCAGTATGCAGAACCATCTACTTCGATTGCAGCATTCATTCCAAGAAGTCCACAGTTAGTTCCTACTTGCGCAAAGGCAAATACAAATGGAACTCCCACAAAACGCATAGTAAACGCGGCACTATCCGTCCAAACATAGGTTGCATCTCTTCCTCTAACCGCACCCATGATCCGTGATCCATCAGACAGTCTTTGTGAACCTGCGGTATTGGTTGAAGTAATAGCCCAAGTATTGATATCCTCTCGATTAGACCATCTAACAAACATTTCATCTTGAGTACTACTATCTCCAACAGTCGTTTCAGTTCCAAATACAACTAAGTGACGATCTGGAGTAGATACCAACATATCTCTAGATGCGGTTGGCGCACCACTAACAATAGTTGCTCTGGTAGAAGTAGCATCAGTAGCATCTGAATTCCATTCAAAAATAGGTCCATTGTGAATTAAAGCTAAAAGTTTTTTACCAAAACTATCTAAGGTCCATAGACCTGGATCAATTACATAATCACCACTAGCCGCTTCACCCCAGCCTATATAATCCGTGCTATTGGTGACCGTGGCTCCATTTGAATGAGAATCTTTGCTTGTTCCCCTAACTTCTCTAGTTACGCCGGTTAAGGTATTACCACTTATTCCCGTATAAGAAATTTCTTCTGAATCAATTTGAACGTAAGATGTTCCAGAAGAAGGAAACTGAGATGCATCGGTTAATACAATGGTAGTGGTTGAATCATTAATAGCTCCATTAAGAGTGGTTGTAGCTTCACCTGAAACCGTACCACTCCATTGTCCTAAACCCCATCCATAACCAGGAAGTTGAGTTGCCGGTCCAACAGGGTAATAATATTGGACTCTAATACCTCCTGATGTTGTGGCACCGGATCCTGTTTCAGCGGATGGCATCGTAATGGTAATAGTAGTCGAAGAAGGAACCGTTGTAACCATGAATTTTTTATCATTAAAATCAGCGGCGGCATAATTAGAGTTAGTAATAGCTGTAAATCCATCTAAATAAATAATATCTCCAGCAGCCATATTATGTGCTCCCGAAAAAGTAATCGTAACCGCTGCTGTAGCAGGGCCAGGGCTAGTGCCGACTGTTGAAAATGCATTAGTTAAAGTAGTAGTGGTTTTAATAGGATGAATGTCATAAAAAACACCTCCCGTATAAACATATAAGATTCTATTGGTTCCAATAGCTGAATATTTGAATCCTGAACTATTAATAAATTGGTGTTGAGCTCTAGCAGCTCCCGTTAGAAAATTTTCTCCTAACTGAGACCAACCTCCTATTTTTTCAGGGGTTCCATATCTAAATCGTACATAATCTCCCCCTGTCCACTGCCCTTCAGCGCCTGTGGGAGTAACTTGTTTGTTGAAACCAGGTAAAAATTCTATTTTTTGTAACATTGAACTCCATTGTATTATATATTCCTTATCGGTGGAATACCTAACATCGGCCTTTTGTCGAACCTGTTCTTTTCAGCAAAAGGACCATTCACATGGTTGTAATGAAGAAAGACCTGTCCGCACACGTCTCCTTCAAGGGGTTCTCTCCAATGCTCTAATTCGCATCCACTATATACTAACATATCCCCAACATCAAGTATAACTTTAGTGCCAGCAGGAGCATTAGGTTTGTGTATATTTTTATATTCGTCTATTACTGTATCCACTCCAGTACCATCTATAAAAATAGGCCAAGAATGACCTCCTAAATGAATAGTAGTTGAAATTTCACAGCTTGGTCTATCTTTATGACGCTTTAATATATCTTCTTTTTTATATAATCTTGCATAAGAATAAGTAGGGATTAATTGTAGCCCGGTTTCCTGGGCCATGATGGGTAGTACTTTAACCAGAAGAGTTTCCATTACATGATCTGCATAATGAGAATAGGTATTAGGTACCTGTTTATCTGTCCAGGTGCCAAGCATACCCGTATCGTAGGTAACGTTGTTTTTATACATCCAATCTACTGCGTCTCTCTTCAACAGAAAATAGTTAAAGATAAAGTTAGCCAGCTCGTAGCTAATTGCTTTTTTAATGACTTGATATTTATTAAATTTTGCCATGTTTCTGATGATTCTTAGGCATTACTTCACATATAATACCCTTCTTTTTTTTAATTTCTAACCCTTCTTTAGTATGAAATAAATCTTTGATCTCTTGTTCTGTGTTAAGTAGCCTTCCATTTAAATCATTGTTTTTAGGATCATATAATTTTATAACACAAGAAATTTTTTCTATACCCAGTTCTTTAGCTATCACCATTCTATTGTTTCCGACCGTCACTTTTAATGTACCATCTTTCAATTGATTAATATATAC